TTGCTTTAATGTCTAATAAGTAATCAAGGATTAATTGGTTGCTTACTGATTTGCTTACTGCTAATGTTCTATCTACGAAGTCCGCAGTTTCTTCAAGGAATTGTGTTGATAATACTGGTAAACTTGAGTAATAATCAACAAAAGTCCAATATGCTAAAGTTGTTGCATATTGCGGTCTCATTTCCCCTGTTACCATAGAAGGAATTTGTTTATATTCTTCCCATCTTGGTATGTATCCGTATACTTCTTCATTGTACGGATTTCCTGTATTAGGATTTAATACAGTTTGGTCTTGGCAGTATAATTCTTTGTTTTTAATTTCTTGTTCCGCTAAAAATTGTAATTGAGGCATAAAGAAATGGTATCTTAAAGTATGATTCCATTGTCTATTAAGTCCTTGTGCATAGCGGTGTTTATGTTGTCTTACTGTTGCTAAAACAATTAAATATCCGTGTTCTGTAAAGGATTTAGTAAACATACGGTCACTATCACCTGTTGTACTCATACCGCTTACACTTCCTAATGGTGTAGTGCTTGAAGTGGTTGCGCTTGTTTGTTCAACTTGGTTGATGTTTAACGGTATACGTTTACCGCCAAGATATTCTGGCACTTGTTGTGTTGCGTCTGGGCTTACTACGTGGAAAATATTTTTTAATATTTCGCGGTATCTAGTGCCCCCGCGTGCGTCTGCTTCTAAAATGCGTTGTAAAGCAAATGCGTATCTCTGTGCGTTTATAGTTGCTGCTACTGCGTTGCTCAAGTCTGCATACATACCAGATTTTGAGCTATCTGTTGTTAGGCCTATTGCTTGTGCGTTAGTCCAATTTGCGCCTGTTGTTCCGTTTATTGAGCCTACGGCTTTTCCTAAATCTTCTTGGAATACTCTTAATTCGTTTCCAGAATAAAATGATAAGCCTGCTTCTGAAGTTCCGTTTGTTAAGCCTATTGCTATTCCATTGCCTGCGATAGGTGCGCTTAGACCGATAGGCAGTGTTACTGGTGCACCTTTTTGCGGTGCTGGTAAAGCAGAGGTAAAATAGTCGTGTTTTTTATAAGATTTACATAATGCGCCACCTAATTCAGTAACTGTGTTGCTTGCCGTTCTATCTGTATCGTCTTCGTATTCTGTTAAAGGTGCGGTTACGTTTTGGTCTCTAAAAAATTCGTTAAAGATTTTTACGTATGCTCTTACTGGTAATGCGGAAAATTTAATTCCTGTTACCCCTGTCGGCACTCCCATATAATCAAGTAATGTTTTTGCGTTCATACCGCCTGTTGGTGTCGTTAATTCGGGTACTTTGTATTGTGTGGTTTGTGCCCACGCGCCAAGTTTATTTTCGCCTTGAAGTTCTTTCCAGTGTTCCCATAATGTACGGCTTGCTACGAAGAAAGCATAAGTATCAAGGTCTAAATTATCCATTACTGGTGTTATTAGAGTTGTTAACCTACATACTAAATGTTGGTCTGCTTGTAAGGTATCCCCTGGTAATACTTCAGTCCAAAGTATAGGTACAAGGTCACCTACGTTAAATGTTGTTGTGTGTTGAAATTCAATAGGAAATGTACTTCTGGGTACATCTATACTTGGTACGGTTGCAAAATGTTGTTCACTATTTCTGTTCATTTTGTTCTACTTCCTCCTTTGGCTGTTCTATTGTTTGTTCGTTTTGTTTTTGATGTTCTTTGTATTTTTTTTCTATCCAAGATTTACCTTCTTGCATAAAACGTGTTTTATCGTTGTCAAATTCTTTGCGTACTTCTAAAGGTAAATTTAACCACATTTTATTTGCTTTTTCTTGGAAGTTATAGAAGTCTCTTAAATCCATTTCTTCAAATTCCCCATATATTTCTGGAATATTTACTTCCATAGGTTTAAGAGTTCCGTATTTTTCAAGAGTTTGGTATATATCTGTGTCTACGTTGTTTTCTTGTATGAAATCATAGTTGTTTATTTTTTTGCCCGCTTTGATGTGATAGATTTTATGTGTGTCAAATTCTTGTGCGGATTTTTTGACAAGTTCTATACCGTCGTTAGGTGTTCTATATTTATTTGTCATTATAATCTTGTACCTCCTCTCATAATTTTAGGATTTACATTTATTTTTTTTGTTTTTATGGCAGTTCTTGCGAAGTGCCTTTGGTCTCTGTTCATTTTTTTCCTCCTTTTTTAGTTTTTTTCTGGAATAACCGAAATAACTTCTTTAATAAATTTGGCAAGTATGGTAATACAAGTAATGCCAAATTCAACCCATTTGATAAGTTTGATTTTTTGTTCACCGGCCATTTATAACCTCCTTTGTTTAATCTATGTAACCTTGTTTTAAGTATTTTGATATTGCTTTCCTAAATTGTTTTATTTCTTTTTTTGTTTCTAGTCCAAAAGGATTTTTTGGTATTTTTAGTTTATTTGTTAGTTTATTTGTCATAAATTATTCTCTTTAATCCTCGTATATGCAATTTTCTTGTGCTTCTTCAAATAATACTCTTTCGTAAATATGTATTTTTTGTTTTATTTCTTTGATTTTTTCACGTATTTTTGCTATTTTTTCAAGTTGGTAGTATATTTTGTTCTTGTTTGGGTAAAATTTCCTGTTACTAAAATTTTCAAGTTTATATATTTCTCTTTTTAGTTGTTCTTCTGCAATTTTTAAGTATTTTTTATAGCATTTAAGTTGTTTTTGTTCTAAAGTTTTCATAGTTCTCACCTCTATTTTTAAAAGAGCCGGCATTTTACCGGCTCTTGGTCATTGCTTTTTAGTTTTGTTCTTTTTTCGGTTGTGCGAACTGTGAAGCACTACCGATTACGATAGGTAAATTATTAGATTCAATTTTTCCTGTTTCAAGTTCCATTTCCCCTAAATTACATAATTCGTAATCTTCAGGGTGTATTGCAAGCATTGATTTAGGATTGTGGCACTCGTCACTAAATGACCTTAATGCGACTGCGTTATTTTGGACTGCGGAAATACCGCTATAAATACCAGATTTCCTATCATAGATACAGATAAGTTGTAATTTTGTACTGTTTTTTACTTCTTTTTTTTCTACGTTCATTTTATTTCCTCACTTTTTATGACGTTTGTTCTCACATTATTATTTTTAAGGGGGGAGTGTGAGAACCTCCCCCAGTTATTATTATAATTGAAATTTTTTAATTTGTCAAGCCCCGCCTTGCAAAGCAAGGTAGGGGTGACAAGCGATATGCAATCGCGCGTCAGATTAGCCGTTTTAATGCTTTTATTTGTTCAAGTTTTTGTTTTAGTTGTAGTTGTCTGTATGCGTTTCTTGTTAATGATGTTTTTTCAAAAGTTTTATTTATTTGTTCTCTTATTTTTTTACAGTTTTCTTCTGTTTTTGTTATATATTCTTCCGGATTTTCTTTCCTCCATAGGTTTTTTATATATTCAGGTATTTTTTTATATTTAGCACCTTTTTTAGTTTGTGTTAGTATTTGCATTTCTTCTTTTATTTTGTCTTTGTGTTTTTTCCAATAGTCAATACCGATACCGCCTTTACGTGATACTTCTATAAATTCTGGTTCTTTCATATTTTTTTTAATTGCGTTTATTGCGTTGTCTGTATATTGGTCTATTTGTCTTATTTTTTCGTCTATAATATAATCTTCAAGATTATCATAGTTTTTTGAGTAAAGTTTTTCTAGTTCTTCAAATTTTTTTAGTCTTGCTTGGTCAAGTTTTTCTATGACTTTTTTACGTAATGTATCATTAAATTGTTTACCTATTTTTTTCATTGTGTATCGTGCAATATAGCAAGCACTTTCATAAGTTAGGTTACCTATGATTACAAATCCTTTACCCCATATTTTTTCAAGTTTTTTAGATGTAAATAGTGTATCGTTAGTTTCGTTTGAACTGTAGTATTTTAGGTCGTCTGGTTTCCAATTAAAGATAGCCATATGGTAATGTGGTCTATGCGTTTTAGGGCCTATTTCCCCACAGTAGAAAAATCTTATAGGTTTTTCAATTTTTCCTTTATATTCTCGTTCTTCAATACCTGTGTAATAATATCTTAATCTTTTTACAAAATCTTGTATATGTTTTTTTCGTAAACTTCTGTTTTTTGGTAAATGTTTGTTGTCGTATGTTAGAGTTATAAAGCAGTTGTTTTTCCAGTTTTTTGCTTCCATAAAAGCACGTGTTGCCCACTCACTTGCTTTATCTAATAAGCAACCTATGCACTTCCTGCAGGGTATAAGTGTTATGTTGTCTTTTTTTTCGTCTTCGTCGGTTACTTCAAATTTGCTTATGAATTTTAGTCCTCTTGTAGGAATTGGTTTTGTTTTTAATAGTTCTTCTATTGGTATTGGTTTTTTTTGTTTAGGCCAATAGTATTCTTTTGATATTATTGCGAATTTTGGATTATAACAAGTCATAAATTTTTATCTCACTTAAAAATTTTTTGTGAGCGGGGTATCTTTTCTTGATTTATACCCCGCTCACTGACAGGATTTTTAATTCTGCCGTCTTATTTCGGCTGATTAATCAGTCCTTTTATTTATTTTTAATTGTTGGAAAGGAAATGAAGTATTTAGTATATCTTCTTTTTTAGGTGTAAAACCTGCATTTTTTAGCATTTTATATCCTTTTTTCCAATTTTCAGAGTTTTGCATTTTTTTTAATAAGTTATATATGTTGTTTATATATCTTGCTGGTGTTGTTAATCTATTATATTCTTGTGTTTTTACAAGTTGCGGTGTCATAGCAAGAGTTTGTGCGGTGTTTGCATTTATATTATCTACTTCTGCATTATTTTTCTTTTCTGACATTTTTAGTTGTTTTAATGCTATTGTGTTGTTAATTGCTTTGCTAATGCCTTCTGCGTAACCTTCGTAAGTGTTTGTACTATCAATACTTCCGGTTACTGCGCCTTGTCCTCCTGCTGATAATATAGGGTTTAATCCTGCTGCTTTAAGGTCTTCTACTTCCCATTGATGTGCGTTTTTTGCGCGTTCTCGTTCCCAGTTAATTTGTCTTTTTACTGCTTTTGCGCTTCCTGCTGCGCTTATTGCTCCACCTATTACACTACCTATATCAAATGAAAATGCCATATTTTTCCTCCTTGTTAAAGTAAGGGGGGAGTTTTTCCCCCCTTTTGTAGTCGTTTTTCCACTACTCGTTTAAATTAGAAGTGGTCTAATAAGCCCGGTACTGCATTGTATAATACTGGTCTTGTTGCTTTAATGTCTAATAAGTAATCAAGGATTAATTGGTTGCTTACTGATTTGCTTACTGCTAATGTTCTATCTACGAAGTCCGCAGTTTCTTCAAGGAA